GAGACATCAGTTCCTCTTCGAGGGTCTGGATGTTACCACCTCTGTAGTGCCAAATCTGAAGGTTGTCGTATCTCGGCTCAAGGATTGCAGAGATACGCTCTTCCTTGTTACCCTGATGCTTGTTCGGTCTGAACTCGTCCACCGACAGGCTGAGACCGTGCTGCTTGATCAGTTCCTTGAGTTGACGTACGATAGCCTGCTGGGCTACTGAGACTTCCGCTCTGATCTTTCTGAAGGACCACTTGCTCACGAGATGGAAGATGTGGTCGAAGTACTCAGAGATTCGGTCTGTCTTAAACCTGTCAATGTCGAGGACGTAGATGTTATTGTCTGCGTCAATACCGACTACAACAATCGCAGTGTAGTCTGCCTTCTTGGAGAGACTGAAGGCGAAGTCCACTGCGGCAAAGACATTCAGTTTCTTGTCTCTGTAGAACCAGAAGCCGTTGTCCTGCTTGAGGTGCTTGCGGTCGTAGTACTGGAACTTGTCAGTGCCAACCGGAATGTTGTCAGGATCAGAGGGATCGTTGTAGTACTGCGCTCTGAACTGAGACTTGTCGAGGTACTGGCCACGCTTCTTGGCAAGGATCTGTCTGTCGAAGCCAAAGAACTTACCGTCTCTGCGCTGCTGACGGGGCCAGAGAAACTCTCCTGTACCGTCACCCATATCCTCTACGGCTCTCTCGAAGACCTCGTAGATGTTGTCCTCACCGACCTTGTTACCCTCATCGTCGTACTGATCCTCAGTCATCTGCATGAGGTCGTTGTACAAGTCGATGGGATGGTAGCGAGTACCGACCACCCACTCCTTTGCGTTAGCACCCTCGATGGAGGAGAGGAGCGAGTACTGACTCTTTACTTTTTGTCTACCCTCGCCTGTGTAGGCGTTCTCGTAGACCACCACGTCGTCAAGTACTGCAATGTCGCAGTGCATACCGGTAAGTGAAGTAGTAAGACCGCCAGTGAAAATAGAAGGGTCTCGTACATTCTCTTTCTTCCTCAGCGGGTGGTCAAGAGCAATCTCACTGGTAGTCCACCGACTACGCTTACCCTCGTCTGCATTGACATGATCGGGCCAGTACCGTCTGTAAATCTCAGAGGTCAGAATACCCTTGACGAAGCCCAACTGTTTCTCTGCAAGGTTGGCAGTAGCAGAGATGTAGAGGACTCTGAGGGTTGGATCTTTGGTAAGTTCCCACGCCACTCTGTAGGCAATGAGACGAGACTTACCATGATCTCGGGGGAAGAGTAGGAGCTGGTGAGACTTTGAGTCCGGTCTGGTCCACCAGCTACACACATCCTCGTGACACTGACCTAAGACTTGTTCAGGTGACACCAACCTAATGAATGTAACCAGATCACTCTCTGCAGCCAGTCTAATCTGTTCTGCTTGAGTAGTCATTAGCTAGATATGTTCCACTGCTTGACGACAGAGTCCAGTCCAAAGGCTGCACCTGCAAAGGCAAAGATCGGAAGGTTTAGAACCTTTACCGCCTCGCCTGCCATCTCATTTCCGTAGAAGACCCACAAGCAGGTTAAGGATGCTAGTGATAACAGAAGCAGCGTTGCTACTTCCCTCTTGTACGTCTTTGGTTTTTTCTGAGGCAGGTCTGCCATTCTTGATAAACTCACTTACGGTAAAGCAGGGACAGGCTTTAGCAGCAACCTCGTTGTGTCCTCTAATTTTAGCATTAGGAAACTTTGGTGTCAAGTCATCCAGTAGTTTCCAGAGGGCTTCCCGCTGCAGCTCAGTGAAGTGTTCCTCGAACTGGTCTGTAGTCGCACCACCCCAACCACCAACAAGACAGATGCCAATAGACTTAGCATTGTGACCTCTGACGTGAGCACCAGCCTGTTCAAGAGGTCTGCCCTCAACAATGTCACCACTACGATCAATAACGAAGTGGTAGCCGATGTCTCTCCAGCCGTTCTCCTCTACGTGCCAGCGTCTGATCTCTTCGACCTTCTGGTCTGCCGTAGAGGTAATCATCCACTGAGGCTTAGTGGCAGAGCAGTGGATAAAGATCTCAGTGATCTCTCTCATGTACCTACCCTAGCAATAAGGGACTTAATGTCCTTCTGGATCTCGTGCAGGATAGCATTGGTCTCATCCCTTGCAGCCTTAGCTGCTTCAAGGTCTTCCTTGCGTTGGTTCCAGAGTCTCTTGATCTCTTTACTGTTCTCGATACTCCGAGACTCTAGACGGATCAGCCATACAAGGAAGCCTACAAAAGCAACAATCATAGGCCAGTAGGTAAGCAAGAGGTTTGACATAGTGGCTTCCCTGTAGGTTAGGGTTATTTGTTTTCGAGAATGGTCAGACGTGCCTCAAGCACTTCAATTTTTTTGAAGGCTTCCTGAAGAGCAGCAGTCAGAAGCGGAACCAGCTTGCTCTGGTCAATACCCTGATAGACAGGTCTTTCCTCAGTGCCAGTGACGTTGCCATCCTCGTCCTTGATCTCGACGATTTCGGTTTGGTCTTTCTGACCTGTTACAGCCTCTGGCACGACCTCCTGCGCCTCATGGGCAAGGAAGCCATCGACACGATTACCATTTACCTTCCAAGCAAAATTCACGGGCTTGAGGGACATCAGGCGGTCAGCAGCGCCCGCCATCGGCTGCACGTCCTCCTTCAAGCGATAGTCGGACGAGGTGTTGTAGGAGGTGGCAGCACCATCGCAGTAAACCGAACCCATCTTTGTTGAGTTGTTCGCTTGCAGGAACACCAGAGCCTCGCCGTTGTAGGTGGTGCTGGCGTGAATGTATCGGGTGCCACTCTGACCGCCATTGTCAAACGAGATGGTCTCACGTCCCAATGAAGTAGCAGTAGTTCCAATACCAACATTACCCGACGCATCAATTCGCATCCTCTCCGAACCACCAGTATAGAAATACATGGGGTTGTTGTTACCGGACGATACAACAAGACCGCCGCCATCAAGAAGGGTGCCAAAGTTTGAACCGTTGATTGTGTTTGTCAGTCTAATAGTACCTCGAACATCTAGCGTTTCAGCAGGTGAATTTGTTGCAATACCAAAATTACCGTTACTCGCTATACGTGCTTGTTCCGTGTTTTCTGTTAGGAACCGTAGAACAGACGAACCGCCCGTAGAAGTAGTGCCAATATCAAAGCCAGAGGTACTGTCTGAATAAATATTTGTATACTCGCTTCCAGAGAATGTAAGCTCGTTAGTAGCATTAGCATTTTCAATAATTACTGAACCCGCCACATGTAATTTTGCATTGGGGCTACTAGTACCGATACCTACCTCGTCATTTGTTGAATCCACAAACAACGTATTGGTGTCTACAGAGAAATTGCCTGTAAACACGTTACCGTCGAGCTGGTTGATCTCTGTAGTAGTAGCAGTCACACCATCGAGGAGATTAAGCTCAGTTGCCGTAGCAGTTAGGTCAGTGATGTCGGATGTAACAAGGCTACCCTTGACGAATGCCTCGATCTGAGAACCAGTAACCTTCTTCGAGGTACCACTCTCGTTGACTTCAAACTCCTGCGTACCCAACGCAGCAGTTGCTGCAGGTAGCTGTGAGATTTTAATATCGGCCATTAGAAAATTCTCTTCCAGTTACCGTTGATGTTTTTGTAGATGCGCTCCGGCACCTGCCAGTTGTCTTCGTACTTGACGTAGGGTAGGAACCGTTTCCAGTCTGTTTCGACTTTGATGTAGGGTTCGGAGTTGAACTGAATCAGATCCCCGAAGGAAATAATCACACCCTCACCACTGTTGAAGGGCACAAGTTCTGTTTCTCTTACAGACCCATCCTCAGTAACTCTACGATCACCAGTCTCAGTAATACGCGTAAAGGTATCAAAGCCGCTGAAGTGCTCTGCCTGTATGGTCTGAGTAGCCGCAGAGGTTAGACTACCTGTACCTGTCAGGTCAGACTCAAGAAAGTAGATTCTGAATCCAGTGGCGTCTAGTGTACCAGAACCGTTAAGGTCTGACAAGCCACTAAGGATTAGCGTCTGCTGCGCAGACAGACTACCAACCCCATCCAGTTGTTTAGTCAGGTCGAAGACCAGATTGCCTGTCTGAGCCGAAGTACCTGTTCCGGTAAAGTCTGCTCTGCCGAAGACAGTCAACTCACCAGCAGACAGCGTAGAGCCAGTAGCCTGCAGGTCTGTAAAGACGAGGTGCGTTAGGCTTGCAACGACAGTGGCTGTACCCTCTCCAGTAAGAGTACAGTCTGCACTAAGAAAGCCTTCTGTAATTCTGGAGTCAGAGGACTCTGTGACCCGTCTAGTTCCGTCCTCTGTAACGCGGAACCCGTCTGCCATTTACTTAGGCCAGCGTCAGGTCGATGTTACCAGTCGAGAACTGCAGAGTGTCTCCGTCAGCAACAGTCTTCGAAGCAGTGAGAGAACCATGCCACAGCAGGTTGCCTGCAGTGCTGGCATCGAAGATACCGATGTGCGTGATCGTGCCCCAGCTCCCACCAGCAGCCGTGAAGACTACATCGTTGGTGTTGGCAGTCGTACCAGCACCGCTAGTTGCGGCAGCAAAGGTTACGGACTGGCGTGAGTAGCCGTTGCCACTGACCTCAGTGCCACCACCTGCATCATTCGGTGCAGCAGTGTAGAGGGCTACATACCAGTTGGTAGGACGAGTAGCCGAACCATTAGTCATCAGCCAGTCGAGAAGGAGCTTCTCAGAGTAGTCGGAAAGAGCAGCCATTGTTTACCTCAGCTAGAAACTTTGAACCACACATCACCATCCTCACCACCTGAGGGTGCCTGAGTGGAGACTGTAGTCTTGTTGATTAGGGTGAAGACATCTACGCCTTCAATGAAGAGACCGCCTGCATTCAGGATGTCATTACCGTTCATGTCAAGGTCTGCACCCATAGCATTGGGTGTGGAGCCATCACGGGACAGCGTGTTCAACAACGCATTACGAAG